TATCATATCTTGACTAAATTGAGCTAAATTAATGCTTCCATTAATAACAAAACAAGTAGAAGCCAAAGCTGAATTTAAGTTTTCTGTTCCACTATAAGTTCTTGGATTTTTAATAATACCAATTTGACGGAAGTCATTATTTACATCAAACCCTTGATTTTTATCTTTAGATACGTTTGTGTAAAACATTAATGATCTTGTGTATAAACCATTAATTGAATCTTTACCATGACCACCAAATGGAGTAATAACAGCACGTGCCTTAGCTCCGTATCCGTTACCAGTTATAATAACTCTAGCCCAACGATATCCTTGACCATAGTTAGTTATATTAATTTTAATAACACGACCAAGTGAAAGAACAGCTTGTGCCGTCGCACCAGTCCCATCGCCTTCAATAGTAATTGTAGCAGCTGCATATCCAAATCCACCAGATTGAACTTTACAAGACATAATTCTACCATCAATAGTTAGTAGTTCAGTATTGGCTTGTAATGTAGAAACGTCGCCTGGAGAAAGATCAGCTGTTAATTCTGCTTGTGTACCATTTCCAGAAACTGTTAAGTTAGCGTAAGTATAACCAACCCCACCATCATCAATCTGAACACCAACAATTTGACCACCAGACAATAATGGAATTAGTTTCGCTTCAGATTTAACACCACTAAAATACGCAGATGCACCACCACCACCAGTAAAACTAATATTTGGTAGAGATGAATAACCAGCACCATAACGCAACACAGCAGTACCAGTAGCTGGAAAGCCTACATATGATAATGTGACAGTTCCATTAGTTGCACTACCAGAAGTATGAGTAGGTGCTGATGATCCTGATGTTCCTGCAACAGTTACGGTGTAAAGTCTATTTGAAGCAAATATTTGTTGACCAACTGTGTACGCAGTTGTTGCTGCCCAAGTAGTTCCAAATTGTACTGCTGGAACACTGGTAAAGCCATCACCAGAATCTAATACAACAACTTTTTGCACTGATGTGCCAGACATAACTGCAGAAGAAACGATACCAGAACCACCCCCACCAGTATATGTAATAGTTGGTACTGATGTATAACCAAGACCACCTGAAGTCATATTAACTTCAAGTAAGCTACCAATAAGATTAATTGCAGTAACGCTACCACCACTAACAGTTGCAGTTGCTCTGGCTGTTGTACCGATATATTTTAACGCAGCAGTTCCACTGGAAACAATACCAGATTTATGAGTAGGTGCTGGTGTAGCAAAAGTTCCAGGTAGTGTCACTTCATATATGTTAAGACCATGGTAAAACTTCTGTCCGAGTAGAACTTGCACATTTGCAGTCCATATGTTACCTGCAAATGGTGGATCAATAGTTACTGTTGCAGTGGTAAACCCAGAACCACCATTAACGATATTAGTTCCTGTAATTAATAATGGGTCACTGGCTCTGCTACCGTCACCAACTACTGAAATGCTCGCTGAAGTATAATCCTTACCAGCTTTATCAATTCTTACGTTTTGTATATTACCATTTGAATAAAATTGACCACGCAATGCAGTAACTACTGGCATATATGCATCTGTAAAAAACTTATTGCGTAGTGCAATAGGTATTGAATACATATACTTCCAAATATAACCATCTGGCATAGTTACAGGGTCAACTGTTGTACCAACTGGTTTATATGTAGATTGAGCATTATTATTGTTATCTAAACATTTATATACGTTAAATTCATCAGTCAATACATAAAAATTAGCATCTTCCATTCTTTGTACGCCAGAGAATGCTTTAGGTAAAATAGCAACTGCACTGGCACCTTCGCCACCGCCACCAGTAATAGTAACAGTTGGAACAGCATTATATCCACGACCTGGATTCGTCAACGATATATCAATAATAACACCATTGACAATAGTTGCAATAGCAGTTGCACCAGTACCACCGCCACCAGTAATAGTAACAGTTGGAGCATCAGCAAAACCAAATCCACCAGAAATTAAATCAATACTGTCTAATTCATCGCTGTACTTATCATCATACATATCATAAATTTCACCAGCAGTCCAATCTCTACGCTCAACAATAAAAGCAACGTCTGTTGACTTTATTTCTTTCATTGTAATAATTTCATTACGAGTTTTTAGATCGTAATCAAATGAGTCAATAGGAAATGGTGGCTGCAATTCATTATTCCACTCTAAGGTTTTACCTAGAAAATAATAATAGCGAGCACTACGATTTTGAATCTCACTAAACAATCCCTCAGCAATGGAATTATGTAATCCTGATTTTAACAGTGATGAAGAAGACATACTATCTCTTTATAGAAAGGTTAGCTTACAGTAACAACCCAAGTAATAGCGATAGAGTCGCCAGCAGCTTTGTTTACAACTGGGAAAGTAGTACGGCACAATAAAGTACCTAGAGAAGCAGCATTAAATACGCCTGCTTCAGTGATTGCACCAGTACCAGTACCAGCTGGGAATGTTGATGTAAATGTAACTTGATTTGTTGAAGCTGTTCCTGTAGTAGCTACACGACCTGCCTCAGTACCTAACGTAGTATCTCCAGCTGCTGGAGTTGCAGTACCAGTACCAATAGCCATATGTGACATAATTGGAGATGCAGTACCAACAATACGTGAAGCAATAAAGTTCTTACCAGCAGTAACAACTAAGTTTGGAACGTGCATAGAGTTTTTAACTAGTCCACTTTCATCGCGAACAACAATAGTTAGTTCGCCTTTCATTTTTAAGCCTTCGATTAAATTCATATGAATCTCCTTTAGAAATTGATTGGTTCGCCGACGTATTGTTCTAAGAACCACCCTGCGTCAGCGTAAGGGTTAATAAGCATAAATCCACCACTATCTTGAGGGATAGTTTCATCTACACCAGAAATTGTGGGATCAATATATTTAGTAATACTACGGAGCATTACTTCGGTAACTTCAGGATAATCGTCTAATCTTTTGCCGAAATCTCTGGCAGTAATAGTATCTCCCATTACAGGGAAATCATCAAGACGCTTACCAAACTCCATGGTAGTTATACCAGAAAGCATTAATGCTGCGTTATTATCTAGAGTTATGCCATCGTTTAGTAGATGACCATTTAAACTCTTACCGAAATCTCGTGCAGAGATTTCATCAGTTAAAACAGCTGAATTTATATCTTGGGTGATGTTATCGTTTAGTAGATGATTACTTAATAACTTAGCAAGTACTTTTGACGGTAAGAAATCATTGGCCATCGATACGCTATGTTCAAATCCTTTGGTTATGAACAATTCAGATATTCGGTCTGCAACAGATACGTCATCTTGCTCGGTAACAGCAAGAATTTTAATCATTGATTCTAGTTCAATACCAATATCAAACTCGTTACGAATATCATACTCACCAAATACAGCCATACCAGCTGGGTGTAGTAATGTTTTAACGTAAGATTTATAAGTTTCTAGACGTTCATCAATTTTAATAACATAAGAATATGCTTGATAAAATCTACTGTCTTGAATAAAGACTGCATCATCTAAGAAACCATCATTGTTTAGATAATAACCTGGATACTTAGCAAGAGAACCAAGACTAACTTTAACAACAGCAGGTTCAAATGGGCTTGATATAGCAGAACCAGTTCCACTATCTCCGAATTCACGTAATAATTCACCAGCATATGTTCCATCACCATAAGCTAACCAATAGTTGGCAATGTTAATTGTACCAGCCTCAGTAAAACCATCTAAGGATTCAGAAACGCTAACATTACCACCAATAATTTGCAAGGAACTGCCACCTGTGCCTGTCACAGACTGACCAAGATCAGCGTATATTGTTGATGTAAAATCAGTTGTATAACCAACACCAAATTTAATAAATTCCGCAGCAATAATACCACCATTACTGCTAGTCTTAGTAACTTTCATAATGGAACCAGTTCCCTGACCATTACGAATACCATAAAGCTGTCCAACCTTAAATCCTTCTCCTGGAACTAATACTTTAAGATTTGACGTTGTAGCTAAGATATCACCAGTGAAATAAATGGTGTCTGTTTTATAACGTAAACGATCGCCAACACTAATTTCTCCAAAGTATCTACGATCAATATAGAATTCATAAATGTCTTCAGAGATTTTAGTTACACGTTCTACCTCAACTTCAATATATTGACGACGATCAATTTGAATACGAATAATTTTACTTGGAGTTACAACATCAACTAAACGACCAACAATTTGATCTGGATGTCCTGATGTAACTTTAACCATTAATGAAACGTCTTGATTCCACTTACCATCAGATGCACGTAGCATTTGCTTTGATGGATAATCAATAGTTACTGGTTTATTGAATAGTAATTTAAATAATAATTTGTACGAATCTTCAGAACCTTTGGATAAGTACTGATCTTTAATATGTTGTAATAAAAATCTAGGATCCGTCTCAATACTATTTGGTAAGTTTAATGCAAGTTCATTTTTAAAGTGAACAATAAACGATTCAAGAGTAGTATCTAAATCTCGTAGACTTTTTATATCTGGTGTTTGTGTTTCAAGATAATCGTAATACGCTTTTAGAAACGCTACAAACGTCTTGTGATCTTCTCTTACAAACTCTGGGAGTTGTGATTGGATTAGTGACGATAATTTTGGTTTAACCAACACGGTATATTTCCTTAGTATTGGTTATCAAGAATTGAAGAACTATTTGCAACTCTATCACCTAAAACCGTAGCTGATGAGTCTGAGAACGTATAGTTATATCCAGCACGTAAATCACCAGATGACGAGTTATCAGGGATTGCTGTTACGTACATATGATCTCTAGCAATTTTAGCAATTTGAGTTAGCGCAGAAACTACATCATTTGATTTTGGTTTAACTGTCCATTCCCAATCAATATCAGCTAGTGCAGATACGTTTAAGTTTCTAATATCTAGAATACCATTTTCGTGGTCAATTGTACCAATTCGGTCATTGATAATAATTTTTTCTGCGTTTGTACCATATGTAAATAAACGCAAGTCAGTTTTAAGATCGTCAATATAGTGAATGTCATCACTACCTTCAATATAAAACCCAGTACTTGCAATAGAACCACCAGCAACTTCAGAGTATGCAATGGGGTTAATTAAGTTTAACATATACTGTGCG